TCCCACCCAGCCATAGCCTGTCTGTCGTAAAACTCGCTACGCTCGTGGTTGATGTCTTTAGGACTGGTTTCCTGTTTCCGATAAAGAATTTCATCTCCCATGTCTCACCTTTAAGGTCATACAGACCCGATGACTGATGGTGATTCCGCACGGTTGAGACGTAGGAACGCCTCAATGGGATCGTGCGGAGTGATGACTGACGGAGCCATCCGCTGTCGGCTACTTTTCACGGGTTACCCCGTTGCCATTTGCGCTTCCCGACTGACGCCGCGCACCTACAGGCTGGCTGCCCCGGTGTAGGTTTAAGGTCATCTTGCGCGTAGTTTCCCCGACCAAGATGCCCGAGAGGTTGGGCGTGGTGGGGTGCTTGACAGGACTAGAACAGTCCAATACAGTCCGCATCACGCTCACTTCGTACCTGAAGCGTAATGGCAGCCCCCCTGCCGCGTCAAGGCCCACCATAAAGGCTTGGTGGGCTTTGTCGTTTCTGGCCCCGTATAACCGCATTAGCGGCCCTTCTGGGGCTTTACCAGCCCTGCCTTGTATTGCCATACCCGGGCCGCAGGAATAGCCCCTGCCTTAACCCATTGGCTGACAGCGCCCTTGGTTACGCCAAACGCATCGGCCATTGCCGATTGGCTGCCGTACCGCTTTAACAACTTCTGGATGTCCATGGACGGCACTATAGCGGTCTAAACTTTTTTTGCATAGGGGTATTGACATGGGTGTATAGGTTGCTAAACTGGCCTCGTTGACAAACACAACGGAGCAACAGAAATGCTAAACAAGATCACAACTCGCCGGAATGGTCTTTACTGGACGGTCAGCAAACCCGTCAGCCATATGCCCGGCTACATCCGTGAATGGCACTTCAACACCCGCAGCGCGGCATGGGCTTTTGTGCGGCAACTTAAAGAGGTGCATTAATCATGCACACCTTTGAAACCAAAATTTACGCCCTTGGCGTTTATTGGCAAGCCGAGATTGAATACAACTTTGACGCAAACATTGACGTCACTGACGTATGGCTGCTTGGCTGCTATCCCGAGGGCTGTGAGGCGACACGCGTCGTTGATCGCAACGACTACGACCCGTACCGCGTCCGCGCCGACATCGGCTATTTTTCGCCAGCCGAATACGAAGAAATTTTGCGCCGTTGCAAACTTGACTTCGCCAAACAATGCGCCGCTGCCGAGGAGGCGATGTATGAATAAGCAGCAATCACTGTGGCCGGTAGTCGTCCTGCTCATCATCCTTTACGGCATCGCTTGCATAGTTGAGCCTTGCGACGGTCACTCGTGTGACGCGGAGGTGGTCGATGGACGCTGAACCGTGGGGTAACGATGACGCCTCTTGGTGGCATCAACTTGACCTTGAGATGCAGGAACGCGAGGAACAAGAACGCATTGAAGCCTGCAACAACGCGATAGCAGAACTACAGGAGACAAACGATGCAGAGTGAAACCTGTGGCGCATTGGCCGCCGCGCTTGCCAAGGCACAAAGCCAAATTACCGGGGCTGTAAAGGACGCGGCTAACCCTTTCTTTAAGTCACGCTACGCCGATCTTGAGTCAGTCTGGCAAGCCTGCCGCAAGCCGCTTACCGACAACGGCTTGGCGGTTACGCAGACCAGCCGCCACACGCCCGACGGGCTGATGTTGGTTACGACCTTGCTGCATAGCAGTGGCGAATGGATCAGCGGTGAAATGCCGGTTTTGACCAAGGACGCCAGCCCGCAGGCTCAGGGGTCTGGGCTGACCTACGCACGCCGATATGCGTTGGCGGCCATTGTCGGGGTGTATCAGACCGACGACGACGCCGAGGCCGCACAGGCGCGTGGAGTTAAACCAGACCCCAAGGTGCTTGACCAAATTGCCGCTTGCGACTCCGCAGAGGCTCTTACCGCGTTGTTTAAGTCGTTGCCGATGGATGCCCGCCAGTTGCACATGGACGCTTTTACGAACCGCAAGAAGGAGTTGACATGAACGCTTTATTCAACAAAGCAATTGTGATTTTGCAAGCCATGCCCGCCGTCAAGTTTGTAATTGTGCTGCCTGATGGCGCAACGATTACGCAGGGCGATTTGCAATTAGAAAAAACAAAACAGAGAACCCGTAATTTCAAGTACCCAGTTGGGAGCGTATGCCAGTATTACAAGCCATACGTTGCAGATTTGCAGGTAGGGCAAATGGTTGAAATTCCTTTCGACAAATTTGACCCCGAGCCTTTGCGGAGCGGTATTGCTTCTTATTGCAGCAAATTCTGGGGCAACGGTTCTGCAATGACCGCAATAAACCGTGGCAAAAAATGCGTTGAATTGTTGAGGGTTGCGTGATGGAACAGCGCACCGACGAATGGTTTTCCGCCCGGTTGGGCAAGGTTACCGCCAGCCGCGTTGCTGACGTTGTAGCCAAGACCAAGACCCGGTACTCGGCAAGCCGTGAGAACTACATGGCCGACCTTATCGTGGAACGGCTGACGGGGCAGAAAGCGTCCTCGTTCAGCAACGCCGCGATGGAGTGGGGTACCGAGCAGGAACCTAACGCTAGGGCCGCCTACAGCGCCCGTACAGGCGAGTTGGTGGAGGAGGTGGGGTTTATTGACCACCCCGCCATACCGATGTCAGGGGCGTCCCCAGACGGGCTGGTGAAGGATGGCGAAACGCATTGGGACGGCCTTATCGAAATCAAATGCCCGAACACGGCGACCCACCTTGATTTGTGGCTAACCGAGGACATCCCAACGAAGTACATCACCCAGATGCAATACCAGATGGCTTGCACGGGGGCGTGGTGGTGCGATTTTGTGTCCTTTGACCCCCGATTGCCGGAACACTTGCAATTGTTCGTTAAAAATGTCCCGCGTGACGACAAGCGCATTGCCGAATTAGAAACCGAGGTGCGTAAGTTCCTTGCAGAGTTAGACGACAAACTGGCAAAACTGAAGGAGTTAAAACTGTGAATTACGATCCGAACATGAAGGGAGTGTTGTTTAAGAACGATAAGGGCGAGAACGCCAACAGGCCTGATTACCGGGGTACGTGCGTCATCAACAACGTCGATTACAACGTGTCGGGCTGGATTAAGGCCAGCAAAAAGACAGGCGACAAATACATGAGCCTGTCATTCCAAGCGAAAAGCGAGGGCAAGGTGACTCGCCAGCCCGCCAAGACGGAAATGACCGAGGACAATTGGCATGACGACGCCATCCCGTTCTGACCTGCGCGTGTTTGTCGGCTGGGACAGCCGCGAGGATATTGCGTATCAGGTATGCCGCAAAAGCATCTTGAAGCACGCCAGCATCCCGGTGGACATCCAGCCCATCAAGCAGTCAGAACTTCGTGAGCGGGGCCTTTATTGGCGTGAGCATGATCCGCTGTCGTCTACCGAGTTTTCGTTTACGCGCTTTTTGACCCCACACCTCGCCGGGTATGACGGCTGGGCCTTGTTTTGCGACTGCGATTTTCTTTTTCGGGGGGACATCGCCGCGATCACCGACTACATGGACGGGGCAAAAGCGTGCTTTGTGGTACAGCACGATTACCGGCCTGCCGAGGCCGTCAAAATGGACAACAAGGCGCAGCATTTGTATCCACGTAAGAACTGGTCATCGTTCATGTTTATCAACTGTAGCCATCCACAAGTCAAGGCATTGACGCCCGAGGTGGTCAATCGTGAATCGGGTATGTATCTGCACCGCTTCCAGTGGCTCACCGATGACGTCATTGGGTCGCTGCCGGTGGCGTGGAACTACTTAGAAGGATGGTATTTCCGTCACGACTGCCCCAACCCCATCGCTGTCCATTTCACCCGAGGCGGGCCGTGGTTTAAGGATTGGGTAGACGTTGAGTATGGACGCGACTGGCTTGAGGTCAGCAAGCAAGTATGAAACGAATTTTCCCCATCGGCACGCCTGTTGAGCAGGTGCTAAAGGCTGTTGAGGTCATGTACCGCAACCTGCCTCAGAAACCGTTTGCGGTGACTGTGGAGGTGTGGAAGAAGCCGCGCACCAATCAACAGAATGCGTACCTTTGGGGCGTCGTCTATTCCGCCGTTATTGAGGGCGGTGGCGAGGCGCTGGTCGGTTGGTCACGGGATGACTTGCACGATTACTTTCTGGGTGAGTGCTTTGGATGGGAGACGCTGGAGGGGTTTGGGCGTAAACGACTGCGCCCGCTCAAACGATCCTCCACGCTCAACAAGCAAGAATTCACCGACTACTTGATGTTTATTGAGGCCAAGTGCGCTGATATGGGCATTCTGATACCACAACCTTACGAGGGCGAAACATGACACAGACAGAAATGATCCGCGCTCACCTTCAATCTGGGCGCGACCTATCACCGATTGACGCATTGAACCATTATGGATGTTTTAGGCTTGCGGCACGCATCATTGAATTGCGAAAGGCGGGGCTGGACATTGAAACGGTCACCGAAACCCGCAACGGCAAGAAATACGCCCGTTATGTGTTGCGCGGACAGGCCGAGTTATTCGCGTGAACCTACGCAAGCAAGCCAAGGGGCGAGGCTGCACGGTACGCCTGCCGGGGGTGTGCAACCACAACAGCGAAACCGTAGTGCTTTGTCACGTGCGTTTGTCTGGTATTAGCGGCATGGGTCTTAAAGCCGACGATCTACTGGGAGCGTGGGCGTGTAGCGCGTGCCACGACGCAATCGACCGCAGGGCGCATACTGACCTTGACCGCGACTATGTGCGCCTAGCGCACCTTGAAGGAATGGTTAGAACCATCGCACAACTACGAGCGGAGGACGTCGTATGATGGACGAATGGGAACAAGAATGGGATCGTATGACTCACACTTCAACCGAATACAAAAGAGAGATCCGCGAAATGCGCGAACGTATATATCACTACCTCAAGCGCATTGCGGAACTAGAGGCCGAGGTGCATGAATTGCGTGCAAAGGACAGTCGGTGGGTGCAAGAACCATGAGTTTTTGGGTAGATACGCCGTATGTCACGGCCTACGTCCGTAACGAGTTCCTATACGACCAGCAAAGCGGTCATGGTGAGTTTACCGAATGTACCGTGTTTGGATTCCGAAGTGAGCCAATGCGCGCACCGATGTTTCAGATTATGACGGCCTCTGGGGCGCAGTGGGCGCGCATCCCTATCCACGCCTTATGTTCTAAGCCATGCCCTGCCATAAGCCTTCAGGTTGCGTGCTGGTGGGACTCATTCAGCCGGTTCTGTGAGGTGCGCGAGGTGCAGTTCCTGCGTAACCACCGGGTACAGGCTATTGGACGCGATGGCGTCAAGCGCCCGGGCGTGTACCTGTTCACCGTGTTCTGGGCCAACGGCGGTTGGTCAGAAATCAGCGACCAAAGCAAGGATCATCACATTATCGTTTTAGACAACGGCCAATGGATTGCGTACCCCAACAACAGGTTGTTGTGGGTAGACCCGTCTTGGATTAACGGAGACGTTCCAAGGGATTGGAAGTCACCATCAACGTCCTACAGCGTGGAGGCCATGCCGTGAAACGACTTATAAACGCATTAGAACGGTTTTTAACCCGTTACAGTACGTATGACTGGAGGCACGTACCGCCGCCCGAATGGGCTGCCAAGCGTTCTGGCGTAGAAATTTGGTGAGGGGTCGTCTAAAGGCAGGACACGGGATTTTGATTCCTGTTATCTAGGTTCGACTCCTAGCCCCTCAGCCATATACAGCGCACGTTCGTCTCGACGTCGCTTGACAAGGCCGGGAAGCACGCGCCCACCGGCCTTTGTCCACTTTAGGAATTCGTCAGCCGCTTCCTCAAACTCGCCACGGTTGGTCTTCATCCGCAACCCAGAGCGCTGCAGGCTGCCCAGTCCTACATTGAAAGCAAAGGAAACGAGAGCGTCAAACCGGCCTTGATGACCAAGAGCAGCAGGGCAAAGTCGGGCCACGCCGCGCTCAAACCGGCCAAGGTCTTGAGCAAGGATAGCGTCCACCTCTCCCATCGTGAGGGTGCGATCCCAGCCGTCGGGTATCTGTAAATTTCGTCGCTCCTCATACTTCACCGCCGCATGGGTCGGATCGATCACATGGCCGCACCCCACCGTCCACAACAGCGCCGGACAACGGTAAGGCTTAGTCCTCACCCCTTCGTGGCTCTTGATCATTTCGATGGCTGCGGCGCTGACTTTCACTTCTTGCCAAAAGCCTGTGTCCCGAACCAAAAGGCAATGATGCTGCTTAGGATCAGCATTTCGTCATCCGAAAACACTTCGGCCATTGCAGCCGCAAACGG